GTGGATGTAGCAGGTGCGGAGCAGGAAGCAGATTTTTGCCTTGAACTTGTCGCAGGAAGTAATCCGCAATATCCTGTAGCCTTTGATATGGAAGAAAACAGACAGGCAGCATTGGGAAAGACAGTATGTACCGATATGGCAATCGCGTTTTGTAACAAAATTCGTGCAGCAGGCTATCAACCTATGCTGTATACCAATCTAAACTGGGCAACCAATTATATTGATATGGCACGCATTGACGCGGCAGGCATAGACGTATGGTTAGCACAATACAACACACAGTGCGACTACAAAGGCGTATATACTATGTGGCAGTATAGTAGAGATGGACGACTTGACGGTATCACTGTAAATACCGTAGATATGAACTGGTGCTATAAAGATTACACAAACGGAGCCGCTCCCACACCTACACCACAACCGGAACCAAGTTATGACACATATACAGTTATGGCAGGGGATACATTAAGCGGTATTGCTGCAAAGTTTGGCACTACCTATCAAGAGTTGGCAGCAATCAACGGTATTGCAGACCCGAACGTGATTCATGTAGGACAAATTATTAAGCTCAAAAGAGATACAACAAGCACACCACAAAGCGGTGACACCTACACAGTACAAGCAGGGGATACGTTAAGCGGAATCGCTGCAAAGTACGGTACTACCTATCAGGAACTGGCTGCTTTAAATGGTATCGCAGACCCTAACATCATCCATGTGGGACAAGTCTTGAAAGTCACAGGCAGTGTGGCAGACCGGACCTATACGGTGCAGTCCGGTGACACTCTTTGGGATATCGCACAAAGTCAGTTGGGAGATGGTGCGCGCTTTAGAGAGATTATTGCAATGAATGGACTTTTATCCGATACCATCTACCCCGGTCAAGTGCTACAGCTACCATAAAAGAGGTGGAAGTATGGGAGAAACAGATATATCTTTAGGAAAAGCGATAGACGCTGCGGCATCGGCACATAAACGTGTTGATGCGCTAGAGCGTGAAGTGAAAGACTTGCGAACTTTAACCCTTGCTATTGCAAAGGTTGACTGTAAAGTTGATAATATCAGAGAAGATATGGAAGAAATCAAGCAGGAAGTTCAACAAGTGGTATCCCGCCCTATAAAGTGGTGGGATAAATTAATTGCGGCAGCATTGGGAGCTTTGGCATCCGGTATTGTAGCCGCTGTTTTAACTCAACTATTGAAGTAAAGGAGAGATTGGGTATGGATTTTACAGAATATATCAAACCGGAATTACTCATTTTAATCCCGGTTTTGTATGTGATTGGCATGGCAGTAAAGAAAACAGCCTTGATTGCAGATAAACTGATTCCGTTGGTAGTGGGTGCAATTGGTATTTTGCTGTCAGTAATTTATGTATTGGCTACTACAGCTTTGGGTAGCCCTCAAGCCATTGCAATGGCTATCTTCACAGCATTGACACAAGGTGTGCTGGTAAGTGGTGCAAGCGTGTACGCAAATCAAATTTTTAAGCAGTTTAAAGATAGTGGTACTAAAGAAGATAGTACAGAAGAAAAATAAGTAAAAAATTGAGGGTAGCGGTTTAACAGCCGTTACCCTCTTTTTTATGCAAAAAGAAAAGCGGTGGCAAGCCCGCTTTCTTCTTAATCTTCTAAAGTACTTTGTAAATTTTCTAAAATTTTTTCGATTCTTTTATTTTTCTTGTCTTCGTCTTTTTCCTCTTGAACTTCTTTCAAATCGTCAATTAAAAATCGAATAAAGCCATTGAATTGTTTATCGGTCATTCCCATTTCTTTCATATGTACCGCCTTTCCGATATTTGTAAGACCTTGCCTTCTTACTATATCTATTATACTATACGTACGTAATAAGGTCAAGCGTTTTTAGAGATTTTTTCTTCTATTGCTGACAAAATAAAAGCTCTAACGGACAAACCTTCTTTTTCGGCTGCCTTTACAATAACTTTATCATAGTACTCTCTTTTTACATCGAGCGGAATTCTTTTTAGATTCTTTTTTGCGTACTCAATGCTATACTGTCCCTGTTTTTCTGTGTAAGCCATTTTAAACCTCCTTTTCTTTATTATATCATCTTCATATTAATACGTACATAATAAAAATGCACATATCTACGTACGTATATTTGTTTATTTTGCCTATTGATAATTACGTACGTATAATATATAATATAGATACAGTAAAGATAAGAAACACAAAAACAAAGGAGATATTAAAAATGACAGTACAAGAAATCGCTAAAGAGTTAAGAGGACAAGACGTATGGAGCGTGGAGCTTTTAGAATTACTCTGTGATGAAGCTGGTTTGACAGAAGAGTTTGAAAATGCAGACAGTGAAACTTTTGAAAGCGTAGTATACAAAGCAGCCGATGTTTTAAATGTAGAAATCTAAAAAATACTTTGAAATTACAAAAATTTACAGTATAATAAAAAGAAAAGGAGTAAACAAAAATGAAAAAATATGAGGTAAGATTTGACGGTGGGGAATCCAGAAACACATACAACGGAGAGATTATCGGTGTAGACTATATGCTGGTAGAAGTACCGGACTTAGAGAACGAAGATGAAAACATCGAGTTATACGCAGAACTTCCGGCAGATGATGAAAAAAATTACGACGAATTAAAAGCTGAAATTTTAAGACAAGCCAAAGACAATGGCTATACAGAAGAAAATTTTACATTTTGGTATGACTAA